CAGATAGCCTATCAGCAAAGAGCCTGCCTTTGCGCCTGCGGCGAAAGTGCCGAGCGTCATAATTGTAAACTGGCTGCCGCTGTTAAAGGTAGCCACGGTGTCCGACTGCAACGTCACTACGCAGGTGATCGTCCTTGGCGTATTGGCATCGTTTAACGTGGTTGAAAGCAGGGCTTCAACCATCAGCGGTTCTCCTACTCCCTCGTATACCTTCCCGCCGCTTAGGGAAAATTCATCGCTTGCGCCGAGATCGATATATCCCGTCCCGAATGTACCACCTGTCGTAGCTCCGGTGGAGTACATCGGCCCCGCGCCAGTTAACGCATACGCGTAGCAAAAACTAGTTAATATGTCTAAATTCATCTGTTTTCTCCTTTAATTTATTTTATTAATTAATCTCACGTTACCTGCGCTTCACCCGATGTCAACTGGTCGCAAGTCCTTACCGGAATACCACGGCAGAAGGTTATCGGCCTGCCAAAGACATCATTTCCTGATTTCAGAGTATACTGCGTCTTGTTCAGGGATTCGATGTCCAGATATTCCGCTGCCGTCCTGTTGCAATAGAACACAGGATTAGGAGCCAGAGGAATAGAAGCCGCACCGTTCACAGTCGGGTTCTCGATTCCGGTCTGTACGATGCCGAGGTTCGGGACTCTATGCAAAGCCTTGACCATCAGAGTTACGATGTTCGCCGCACTCGCATTCTGGGCAATCAGGTCTGACGCATCGATATTGGCGATACGAACGATGTATCTCCAGTCCTTCACACAGAGGCCGCATTCCCAATCCCAAATGTCCGCGTAGCCACGGAACTTATCGCCGTTAACATCAAAGCAGTCAATCTCACCGAGGTTCTGATGATTTAAACCGCCCTTGCTTCCTTTCGGGTAAATACCGAATACGGTGTACATGCCCCAGCATACCAGCCATATTGACATATTGTCTGCACCTGTACCACCTGCGTCAATGATGTTCTGCGCGTTGCCTGCTGACAGAGACGAAAACCGGGGCGCTAAGCCATTATACTGCTCCGGGTTCAACGTGCAATCGCCATACATAAGGGCGGTCATCTGCGTCTGGTTCATGCCTTCGATTTCACCAAGAGCTTCAATCATTCTGAAGCTATCGGAGTTGCCGTTGAAATCGGCGGCCTTCTTATCCACTTCGTGCCGTGCCTGTAAGTCCGCGCATGTGTCGGTTATCTGAGCGTAGTTCGATTTGGTTACCGGGACGCCCTGATACCACTTCCTAAAGATAGGAACAGGAAGCCCCGTCCTTATCGTAGTTCTTTCGCCGTCAGGCAAGTTGCCCTCTTTCCACGGAATATCCAAAAGGGGTTGATTGGTTTGCTGTAACAACTCGACGATCGCCGCTGTTTTCCCATCGGGGTCAAGCGTCTTCGTCACATTTAACAATGAGGGCCAATTGCCCGTTCCAAACATTACTGCCATAATAGTTTACCTTCCTTTAATTTTATTTTTTACCGTATAGCGCGGCTGCGTAACTCTCTACTGTCTTCGGAGCCGTCTTCCCGCCTTTGTCTCTGCCAAGTTCAATGGTGTCTTCTTTCAAATGGACAGCCATCTTAGCCAGCAAAAGGTTGAGTCCGGGATGCTGATCCATTCCCAATTTGACAAAATCCGCCCTAAGGGCATCAGCCTTGTCCTTCGGAAACAGGGAATTAATCACCCTGATAGCGTCCAAGTTCTTACCGTCCGCATCTAGTTTTATTTCCTTGTTGGCTATGGTCTCGGCGTGCCAGGCGGCCTTCTGCTGTTCCATAGAATCCTGCCAGCGTTTCAACATCATCGGAACGATCTTGGTTCCGTAGAGGTCTGCTATTTTCTGCGCCTTCTCCTGAGACAGTCCTATCTCCTTGAATAGAGGCGTAGCTTCATTCATCATTTCTTTGTCGAGCTCCATACCGTCAGGCACTTTGAACTCGTCATACTTTTCCGGCACAATATCCTTTGCCGCTTCTTTCGCTTTCTTCTCTGCTTCGTCAGACTTCACCTTGTCCTCGGCCTTACGTTCGGCTTCGGACAGTTTCGCCCTCCGTTCCTCATCGGCTTTGGTCTTGGCAATAGTCTCTTTCTTCGCCTTGATGTCATCCTCTGTAAATAACTTGGACAGATCATCAGGCTGTGGTTGTGCCTTTGGATCAATGGGTAGATCATTTTTTACTTCTGTGCTTATTTCAGTTTTTTCAATCTCGTTTGCTTCAGTCATTATCTTTTTCTCCCTTCTTTTTTATTTCTTCATCTGCCGCTTGCTTGGCGTATTTTTCTTCCTGTCTTCCCGCTTTCATCATCAGTAAATAAGCGTCAGGATCGAGTCTTATAACCTGAGCAAGCAGGGTGTTTCCTATTGATCTGCGTCCTTCATTGAAGGATGTAATATACATATTGTCCGGCACAAGAGATTGCTGAAACACTCCGCATTTACTTAGAATCCGCCATACAAACTCTCTGCCGTATTTCAACTTGAGAATTGACCGTAGATTTTCATCATCATATTCAGCCAATTTCTCAGCGTATGTCTTTGCCTTTTCAGCCATTATTGCCCTGTCATCGATTTAACTAAATCTTGAACGCCGCCTGAATTTGTGTCCCCCATAGCCTTGCCAGCTTGCGCAGCGTCTTTTAAGGGCTGGGCCATCTGGGCCATCTGCGCCGCCTGCTCCTTCTTTTGTCTCGCATCCCTTAAAGGCTTGACCTGTTCTTTTGTTCTGATAATGTTCGGATTTATTCCGTGCATCTCTGCGTAGGTGTCCACAGCCTCATCAGCATCAAACTTGTCAATTACTTCTGGGTGCGCCTGTGCCAGCTCTCCAGTGAACTGTGCCACTCTCTCAATATTGGCAGTCCCTATCAGCTTTGAAGCCTGCGCAAGGATTGAAGTGTATTCGATCTTTTGTGGGAAGTCCTGACCAGCCAGTGCGGGAGGCGGAGGTTTGATAATGCCTCGACGGAAACATATCCCAAAAACTCTTTTAATTAGAGGATCAAGAAGCTCATCATTGAGACGTTCCATCACCGGCCCCAAAGCCAGAACTTTCTCGCTGTGCCGTTCTTCAATCTCTCTAGCAGTCATTTCAGGATTGTCCGACTCGGTGATCATCTGCATCATATCTTCAAAGTAGCATCGCTTTATCCTTGATTGTGTTTCATGAATGTCCTCAAGGAGTGAGGAAATCTCCGGCCTTACTTCATAAAGTGGCCTAAATCCTGCGTGAGCGTTTGATGCAAGTCCATCAATATAGGTTATATCTCCGGGTAAAGTGGATGTTCTCGCCGTCCTGAGCAGCGAATCTCCCAACATCGGCGGATCGACCCATTTGTCAATGGCCTGAGCTTTGCGCTTATGCTCTAACATTAGTCCTTTGATGTCACCTAACGCATCCATGCCAGGGGAATATCCATAACAAGAATCGTCCCACAAATCCCACCGCGGCGCCATGATCGGAAATTCATCAAAGCCGGATTGATTTAAAACTAGATTCTGACTTGAACCCCACTCATACTTGACTGATCTGTAGGGCTTATTGTCGGCTGAAATTCTTATCCTATCCCTATCATCATTAGGTTCTATGCAATGGACTACCTCAATTTCAGTTTCGTATTGCTTAGATTCGTACATATTCTTGACGGACGGAGAGACTTTGTTTTCACCGAACATCTTGACTAATTGTCTTACGGTCATCGGATAGCGGCGGTATAGGGTATCGCAGCGGTTATGCTCATTTACTGCGATCATGTACTGGCCGTTCATAAAAAAGTAAAAACGGACAGTTGAGGCATCGTCTTCCATCGCATACATAGCCCCCGTACCATAATCTCCCAATGCTCCGTAAATGGATGGCAATACCTGGTAAAGATTGGATTTTATCATTATATTACGCATGGTTACTTCGACATCATAGAGCCATTGCTTGACCGGGCCGAACTCCTGCAACTGCGGGTCTGTCGTTCCTAATTTGAACCACGGGCGAGCTGGTGATGTCAGGCCGGCCATCAGGCCAGAACGTAGTATTCTACTCGCTAACGTAGCCGTAGCGTCTATAATTTTTCGATTGGTTTTTAATCCCTTATTGGAGTCAATGGTGGTATCGATACGCAAAGAGCGCGGGCGGATATGATCGGCTATCTCCTGCCA